CTACACCCGCAGTCAGTGGAGCCATGCGTCAATAATCACAGATGAAGCGTGGTGGGACACCACTTTTTCCCGTGGGTACTTTGACCACCGGAAAGTTGAGCCAAATCGTAACGTGCTTGTGTTTGACCTGCCGGACATATCTGGCGAAGCATTGTGCAAAGCGAAAAGAGGCACCAAGTACGACCGCGCTGGGCTTCTGCTTTACCCATTAGATTTGCACACGGAGGGCAAGGAATTTTGCTACGAGACTGTTGTAGACTTGCTGCGAGCGCATGGCATCAAAGTTGCGGTTGGCAGAGCGTCACCTAAAAAGATACTTGACGCGCTCGAAGGCTATCATTTTCGTTACTGTAAAGAGGGTGAAGCTCGTGGGTTTTAATCAACGGCGGGAGGGTGATGAACGGGAATCGAACGCGCACACCTTTAGAATTGGCAGCACGCTAGAAAAAGTAATTGCCGCGCTTTTAACCGCTTTATTCATGGGTACGGTAGCTGGTTTTTTTGAGATGAAGGCTAGCATAACCGATATGAACACCAATATTGCATCGTTGAATCAAAATATGAACATAAAGACAGCTGAATTAAATGCGAACATACATCAATCAGCTATAAAATTTAACCATCTTATTGAAAGAGTTGACGCGCTTGAGGCTGCCATTGTTGCCATTAAGGCTGATTATGTTCAGAAAGATATGTTTATGGAGACACTAAAAAGAATCGAGCTTTATATCCGCAATCTGCTTTTAACCGTAGGGATGAAAGAAGGCACGCTCGATGCGGGTTCGTTAAAGACATCTATTGACTAAAAACAAAAGGAAAATAGTAATGGGTATCCTTTCCAAAATACTCGGCAGCGGCGACACAGTCGCGCGCTGGCTTGACTTGATCGACAGTTTTCACACGTCCAGCGTTGAAGAAAAGCGAGATGATGCTTTGGGGTATGTATCCTCTGATTATAGGTTTATTTCTGATTAAGAAGGGCTTTATCTAATGCTTAAATTGTTGATTGGTCCGATTGCTGATCTTGCTGGTGGATTCCTAAAGAATAAAGCAGAGCAAGCAAAAGCCAAACACGAAGCCAAAATGAACGTCATACAGAATGACGCAGACTGGGAAGCTAAGATGGCTGACGCTTCCGCATCATCGTGGAAAGATGAATTCTGGACTATTGTATTGGCGATACCTATATTTATGGTTGGGTGGGCGATAGTTACAGGCGATATGACTGTAGTGGATAGAGTTAAAGAAGCATTCGCGGCTCTTAATGATCTGCCAGAGTGGTATCAGTATCTTTTGTTTGTCGCTATCAGTGCCAGCTTTGGCATTAAAGGCGCAAGCAAACTAATGAAAATGAGGAAATAACTATGGCTAAGCCACCAAAGACCGAAGATAAAAACTACTTTAATCCCAAAGAGCTGGCTTGCAGGCATACTGGCAAAGAAGGTTTTGATGAAGAATTCTTAAATACCCTGAATGCTATCCGCGAAGAGTGCGGCTTTAGCTTTGCCCTATCCTCTGCTTACAGGTCGCCAGAACACCCCATAGAAGCCCGCAAAGAGGTGCTAGGAGCGCATACCACCGGAAAGGCGGTAGATATACTAGCCAGCGGAGAAAAGGCGCTAGAAATCGTTAGAGTGGCGCAGAAGCATGGTATACAGAGAATAGGCATTCAGCAGAAGGGTTCGGGTCGGTTTATACACCTAGATGGCTGCACCGAAGATGATGGTTTCCCTTGCCCCGCCATGTGGAGCTATTAATATCAAGATGAATGGTGTTATACTTTTCAGGCGCAATAATGCGTACACTTTTGAATAGTGAATTATGTATCCCCCTTTGGCCCTGCTTATTGCGGGGCTTTTTTTTGCATATCAATCAACAAAAGAGTTTACTTTATTGTTTAGATAGGTTATAATGGACATACATTCAATAAAAAGGGTAATAAATTATGCAAGATTACGACGGCTTTTCTAACCACAAAACTTGGCTAATTAACCTACATTGGGGGAATTTGCTTAACAGCTATAAAAAAAATGGGATTGAAATTACAGCCGATCTTATTAAAAAAATATGGCTAGATCATTTTGAATTGCAAACAAGACATCTTGATGCTGGAATTATGGATTTTTTGGACTTCGAGGGTATTAAATGGGAAGAGCTGGCAGAACATTATCAGGGGAAAGGAGATGAATGATATCAACGATTTAAATGATCTGGAGCGCGGTGAACATGACTGCGTTTTAGGTTATCAATCCCTAGAAAGGCAATCAGATGCTTACTATCTTGGTTATGGTGAGCAGTATGCAAAAGAACAGACCATAGGAGGTCAATAAATGAAATCAAGCGAACTAATTAACGAGCTGGCAGCAGCTCTATGCAAGGCGCAGGCTGAGATGGGGGGAGCGGTTAAGGATTCATCTAACCCGTTCTTCAAGTCCAAGTATGCCGATCTAACGTCAGTTATTAAAGCGATCAAGCAGCCCTTCTCTGATAACGGTTTAAGCTACACACAGTTTCCCGTTACCTTTGAGGATCGTATTGGCGTAGTAACTCGCTTAATGCACAACTCGGGCCAGTGGCTAGAAATGGATTACACCTTGCCTACGGTTAAGAAAGACCCGCAGGCATCAGGTTCAGCCATAACGTACGCAAGACGGTACGCTTTACAGTCAATCGCAGGCATTCCAACTGCTGACGATGATGCAGAATCTGCAATGCTGCGCGGTGATGACAAGAAGATTGTATCTGACGACCAGATTATCGTCATCAAGAAATTACTTGATGAGACTGGTTCTGACAGCGAGAAATTCTGCAAGTGGCTGAAGGTGCGATCTGTTGATCAGATACTGGCTATGCACTATGACAGCGCTGTTACCGCGCTAGAGGCTAAAAAGTGATCATCCTAGACCATGAGCAGGGTTCCCCAGAATGGCTTGCTGCAAGATTGGGGAAGCCTTCTGCAAGTATGTTTTCCAAGCTAATAACACAGACTGGGAAGCCTTCTAGCTCTGCTGATGGGTACATCAATCAATTGATAGCCGAACGCCTTACAGGGCAATCTGAGCCGTTCTACGTTACTGAGTGGATGGCGCGTGGAACTGAGTTGGAACCAGAAGCCCGTGAAGCCTACGAGTTTATTTCTGGAAATGATGTTATTGAGACTGGGTTTATATTAGATACTGGCTTTGAGTATGGCTGTTCGCCTGATGGACTAATTACGGATCAGGGCGGTTTAGAGATCAAATGCCCAGCGCCACAAACGATGGTTAGTTATTTAAGAGACAACCAAGTAGGCGTAAAGAAATACTGGCAACAGATTCAGGGTTGTATGTGGATCAGCCAGAGAGAATGGTGGGACTTTTTCGCCTATCATCCAGAAATGCCGCATGTACTTGTGCGGGTTGAACGCGATGAAGGCTATATCGCAAAGCTGGCCGAGGAAGTAACCACGGCCGTTGAAGTAATACTAAACCAAGTGGAGAAATTAAAATGAAAGTAGGATTATCTGTAAGAATTGACGTTACCAAGATTGACAAGTCACGCCTGTATAAAGGCGCAAAGGGAACATATCTTGATTTAACTACCTTTGTCGATACTGCTGTATCTGATCAATATGATAATAATGGGTTTATAAGCCAGACCCTTGACAAAGAAGAACGGGGAGCCGGAACTAAAACCCCGATTCTTGGAAATGTTAAGGTATTTTATACCGACTCAGGATCAGCAGTTCAAGGCGCTACAGCTAAGGAAAATATGAGTATCGAAGAACTGGATGATGACGTACCGTTCTAGCCTAAAAAAGCCCCCCGCGAGGGGGGCAAACCATAGGAGTGGTTGCTGATCGGGGGAACCAGCCCAATTAATATAGCACAGGAATTTTCACGATGGAATTAATAGACGCAGGGAAATGCCTCAAAGCAGCACAAAAGGACAAAGGTATTACTAGCCGCGAACTGGCTAAGCGCAGCGGAACATCACCACAGCAGATGTTAAGGTGGCGTTCCAATAAGAACATGAAGTTACATACAATCCAGCTTCTGACCTTTCATTTAGATATAAGCATTGATGTTTTTATAGCATTTGGTTGTAAATAGACAAATAAGTTTTTTTTTAGATTTAGATAGATTAGAGTACAGAAAGTGATCGGGCTAGAGGCTGACGGACTCCTTAAATAAAACGTCAGAGCGTGGTTGACCCTCCAGTACATAGCCCCTGCGATGACTCGGTAGTTATCAAGGGATAGGTTGGATATCCGATACGATCACAAAGTATTACCGCAGAGTTGCTTTAGCCCTTTGATCGTAAATTTACTATTCGTAGTAAAAGGGTTAAATCATCTTAAATAAAGTGTTTCTAAAAGTAACAAAAGAAAATTATAAGAAACATATTTACTACCTTTATCGGGCGAGGCTTGCCGAGCCATAGGAGAAAGTGACATGACACAAGAAGAAAGAGTTATAAGCTACTTATCAGACAATCCAAGCATTAACAGCATTCAAGCTTTAAGCGAGCTTGGCATATTTAGGCTGGCATCTAGGGTGAGTAACTTAAAGAAACAAGGGCATAACATAACAAGCCGAATGGTTTCCGTTTCTAACCGATATGGTGAGAAATGTCACGTTTCTGAATACACCTTGGGGGCTAAAAATGATTCTTAATACTGGTGATCGATGGGAGCCTGAAGAGGCTGACGTTATTGCATGGAGTAGAACCTACCCAGCGGTAGACGTATTCCGAGAACTGCGGGCAATGGAATCATGGCTTGACGCTAACCCTACTAGGCGCAAGACAAAGGGCGGCATCAAACGATTTGTTAATAGCTGGTTGTCGCGTTCGCAAGATAGAGGTGGAAGTAGTCCAGCAGTTATAGCGGCAAAGCTTGACCCTCAAGGCATTACCGCAGCACCCATCAGTCTAAGGTCACTCACGACTGAAATGGTGCTTACCGATATTTCTTGGCTAGACGCTCAAGACGCTCAGGCAATGAAGCAATACTATCTTAATCAGTATGGGTTTTACTTTGATGGGGTGTTAAGAAATGCGTGAATCAACTTGCAGGGCAAGAAAGCCTACCCACTACCTGTTCACCGGAAACAACGAGGCTTTAGTAACTGGGTCAACTTACACGATCCCCGAAATGGCTGCTATTGTTGGCATAAATAAAAATACCATGTATAGCCGAATGCGGGGCAAATGCGAATTTACAGACAAAGAGGTTAGGCCAAAGAACTTTGGCGGCCCAAACTTTAAAAGACCCGCGCTATATAGCCGACTGGAAACTTCAGGCATGAAGCTATCAGACAAGTTTTTAAGGATAAAGCTATGAGCCAAGGTGACTTTGTGCAAATCAACAGAAAGTCGGAAATAGAAAAGCGACTACCTTTTCTGCTAAAGCGAATAGAGGGCTGGGATTATTCCAGTCCTTTAGTTTTAAAGCTGGAGCAATACCAAAACCCTAGAAGTTTAAGCCAAAACGCTTTATTTCACATATGGTGCCGAGAGATGGCGGCTATCTTTTCGAGCAAGGTGCCGGACGCATCCGAAGATGGCATGAAGTTTATGATGAAGAGTAAGTTTTTAGGCACCCATACAATTAAAATCGGAAAGCAGACCTATGCTGATCAAATAATGCCGCTACCCAAGAACAGGGGTGAGATGTGCTACTTTATGGATCAGGTCTATAACTGGGCAGCACAAAAAAGTGTAATGCTATCCCTACCACAGTACAGTGAGTACAGTGCGCTGAAACGTAAACAGGAGGAATAACAATGGCTAACATAAATCCGGCGATATTATTTTCTTGGTGCTGATGATTGCGCTTATGGGATATGTGAGCGTTGCAATCTTGGAAGCCCTGATGAGATCGTTATACCGTTCGAGGAAACAGAGCATTGAAAGCATTAAATAATCAGGTGGGCGGCGACCACTACAGCAGCAAGAAGCATCAGCCAATCGAATATATCATGGCTAACGACCTTGGATTCTGTGAGGGCTCTATCGTTAAGTACATTACCCGATGGCGGGAAAAGGGGGGGGTAGAGGACTTGCGAAAAATCAAACATTATTGTGACTTTTTAATTGAGGGTGCGCTAAGTGGCGAAGAAGAAGAAATCTACGGTAGCCCAAGAGGTTGATAAGGCTGCAAAGCTACTACAGCGGATTGTAAGGCTGAAGGCATCGGATGATAACGGTTATTGCCAATGCGTCACCTGCGGGAAGGTGGACCATTACAAGAACATGCAGGGCGGTCACTTCTATGGTCGTAGGAATCTAGTCTTTAAGCTGTTTGAAGAGAACATCCACCCGCAATGCCCCGCCTGTAACCTGTATGGTATGAAAACCACAAAGATACAGGAAGCCTACCGAATCTATATGGAAGACACCTACGGCGCTAGACGCATCAGGGCCATGCAGAGGTTAGCATGGAGGGCATCGCCTAAGTTTAACCGGGATGAAGTTATTCAATTTTCAGGAGACCTCAAGGAACAGATAAAACAAGAAGAATGGCGTATAGGAGAAATGTAGTTTTTATATTACATAATATTATAAACAAAACAGTTTACATTATGGTTTGAATGGTATTTAATACACCTACATTCAAAAAACAAAGGGGAAAAAAATGATCAATTATCAATATAAAGTCGGCCGCGTTAGAGCTGAGATAAAGCGCAAGAAGCGCAAAGAAAAACTCCAGATTGCAGGTGCATTTATTATCTTATTTGTTATGTATGTCACTGTTTCAACGATGGAATACAACGACTGTATAAATCTGGGGGTGTGCTAATGAGTAGTTCAGAAGTTAATTTTAAAAGCTGGCTAAAAGATCATTTTCCAGGAATGTGTCTAGAATATCGAAAGTTTGATGGGAATGTTAGGGTTTTGGCAGACTGCGACAAAGACTGGGTCTGTAGAAACTTTCTTTACTACTTTTCCTCGTGGATAGACGACATTGTACCACCCTGCACAATAGACAAAACCGGATACATAGATTTTGTTTATTGTGAATGTGAGGATTGCTTTCTTGATGAGATTCGCGGAGATATTTATCTTTATCTTGAGTCAAAACTAGACGAACTAATGCGTGAAGCATGGGCAGAGTACAGCAACGCTACGCCGGAGCCATTTGCTGGCTACGAGGTGGGACAATGAAAAACATAACAGAGAGGAAGCTGGGAATAGTCCTAAAAAATCACACGCTATGGGTCAATTCTGATGGATCAGAAGGTGAGCGCGCTAATTTAACCGGCGTTGATTTAACCGGCGCTTATTTAACCGGCGCTAATTTAACCGGTGCTAACTTAACCGGTGCTAATTTACGCCGTGCTAATTTAACCGGTGCTATTTTACGCTGCGCTATTTTAACCGGTGCGGATTTATACCGCGCTAATTTAACCGGTGCTGATTTAACCGATACTGATTTAACCTATGCTAATTTAATCGATGCTGATTTAATCGGTGCTGATTTAACCGATACTGATTTAACCTATGCTAATTTAACCGGTGCTATTTTAACCGGTGCAGTCCGTGATGAGGTAGGGAAATGAATTTAATACGAAACGCACTTAAAACACCGGACGGGACTATAATCGAGTCTTTACATAGATACGATTTCCAGTCTCATAAGGATGCCAACGGTAGAACTTACTCCACAGACGGTGGGTTGACCCACTGCGTCAGAGCTGGCCCCCCGGATATAGTTGACATGAACTTATACGATAACGAGCCGCACAGCGTACAGAGAGAGGTTCTCCGGTGGGGGACGGTCGAGTTTAGCGGAGATAAGGCTCTTACGTGGGTACCAATAGAAAAAATGGATTCCTGTCAAATTGAAAGAGTCTTGAAATACGGCAGCTCATGTGAAGTTCGCACTTCTTGCATGGTGAATGAGCTAAAACATAGGGCAGAACAGAAAAAAGGAGACGCAAAATGAGCAATAAGCATAGGGTGTGTGATGCTATTACCTTTTTATGCGGGGCAGCTCTGACCCTTGCGCTTTTTCCTCCGATGCTGTGGATTATTGGGGCAGGTATTTTCAAAGTGTGGGGCGATATGTACGCGACTGTAGAGCCAAAGTTTTTTAGCGAGACCGTTGAATACGTTAAGCCGTATGGCGAGAGTGTCGAAGCAGTTGAAACAATTGACTATTTGGAGCGGTATTTTAGACACTTACAGGAGAAGAACAATGATGCCTTATGAAATAATATATACCTTAAACGGATCTGAGCGGGATAGCCTAAGCGGATACGACCTCGGCGTGTACGTTCTTTATAAAACTTGGTCACGAAATAGCGCATTCAAAAATGGTCTTGATTACGCGATAAGATATTAGACGGATCAGACGAAGAAAAAGCACTAGGCCGATGCATAGAATATGTAACGAACTCACGAGAATACGGTGATTTTGATTCCGGCGTTAAAAAAGCGATTGCAGATAGAATAGCTCGTTTTGTTGCGGAGAGGAATGCGCAATATGGAGGGAACTGGTACTTCTGCCGGATAAATAAAAAAATATAGGAATCGCGAGCAATGAAAACATTAAACCCGAAAATACTGATGGCTATGAGTATTTTAAGTTCTCTGGTGAAAACAAACAAAACTACCTAGGCGAATTGGAGCGCACCAAATAGCATGCTACTGTTAGAACTAAAGTTTATACTCGGGGCAGGCGTAGAAAAAATACAGATAATTTTTTGCTATCAAGATTTTTGCCTGCCATTTCTAATTTAAACAATGGTGAATTTTATGGAAAAATTAAACCCGTACTGTTATAACATCTCAAATATTCGCGTAATCGACGGGGACACAATCGAGGCCGATGTTGATCTAGGTTTTGGAGTAGCACTAAAAAAACAAAATATACGACTATGGGGCATTGACTGCCCGCCTATTAGAACTCTCGACGATGAGGTGAAAAAGCTGGGGTACAAGTCCAAAGTGGCACTTGAGCAATATGCCAGCCTAGACGCAGTCTCATCCGGTGACATTACGATAGAATCCCACGGCAAAGGTAAATACGGCAGAATTTTAGCTACCCTTTTTTCGTTCGGTGAAGATATTTGCGAGATGATGCTACAAAATGGCCACGCTGTGCCGTATGAAGAAGGAAATAAAACGCACATATGGGTTAAAGAGGGTAGATAAAAAGAAACCTGTGCTACAATTAGCTAAGATGTAAACAAACAGACCGAGGTTACCCCCCTTTTAGCCTTTGTATCAGGCATCGCTCTCCTGTGGTCGCAACGAGCTACATAGATTTATTATGTTCTAGGCTGTAATGATTGCCATCTGGCCGTTTCCACAGCCGCAAACTCCATCGGTTACTTTCTGCAACGCTAAAACCCGAAAACCCGCATCAATATAATCATTGTGGTTCATTTGGCTACACTTTAAGTATCTTTTTAACTGTCATAAATCCAGTTTTCGCATCAATCCTAGTAAAAATATTGAATTTTGAATGTCTTTTTACCTTGTCTAGGCACGTTCTAACGTATTTCCAATCCTGATCTTCGCCAAACTTATTGAAAACTGCCATGATTATTAACTCCATTTCAACGCTTTCGTTGATAGCCTGATCAAGCGCCCCCGAGATAGATCCGCAGTAGTATCGTTTGCTTCCCCTAAATGTTTCTGCTTTTATTATCATTTTATGATTGTCCTTCTTCGTTGTGTTTGTTTCGATTATTAGGCCATAAATAGGGCGTGGTGTCTATTATTATACGCCAAACTAATAATAAATAATTGTTGACACTAATAAAGAATATGATATTATAGACTCACTTAAACAAAGGAGAAGATTATGAATGAAATAGCTAACAAACTACTCGCACTTGCACCTGGGCGTGAATACGTTGGTTTTTTTGAAATCATCGGAGCAGACAAATACGGCAAAAATGCAAAACAGAAAGTTGCTGAAATGTATTCGGACTCAGATGAGGAGACAACAAAAAAACTAGCCGTAAAATATAGCCGTGTACGCTCTAGTTACAATATGTTTGATTACGAGGACAGGTTGTGCGAATTAATGGGTGATGATGAATATTTTGAGTGGGCAGACGCCAATAGTATCTTGAAATAGTTGTTTACATTTTTAGCATAAAGCAGGGGGGGGAGATCTATGAGTCCCTGACGTTTTAAGCAAGGCAATAAAGGAAAAGATCATGGGCAGGAAATACAAGAACATGCTAGGGCGGCAGGCAACACAGTACGAGTTCAATGGGACCAGTGGGGCGCTCACTAATGGTGACAGTTATTCTTTACTGTCTGTAAGTAGGCTTTGCGGGGTAGCAAAAACAACACTCGCAAACCGAATGAAGGGCAAAAAAGTATTGACAGATGATGTGATACAGGCAACAGACGGCCGTTGGTCTCAGGCGCAAAAAGCACAATTTTATAGCAGGCTAGAAACTTCAGGCATGAAGATGGCCGATCAATTTATTCGTAGAAGTGTCCCCCACGCATGTAGGGATGAACCGCTAAAAACTGGTGAGGTAGTGTTATGAGTGAAGACTGTGAAGTAAAAAAACAAAAGATATGGAGGCGGGTATTGCAGAGGGCTTTCGATGAAGTTAAACGTGCTGCCCCCTTTGCGGCGTTTACGGTGGCACTTGTACTATCCGTAACAAACTCAAGAGACGCAATAGAAGCGTCAATGTGGGCGGGTTATTTCTTGATGGCATTTGCCTGGTTGACAGCGGATAGCATGTTAGACGCTATTAAAGATCTGAAAAGGAGCGTAGAAAAAAATGAGAACTAGACCGATTGAGGACGTAATAAATCAACATAAATCAAAATACGCAGCGGCAAAGCACTCCGGGACTTCAGCGACCCAACTGGATAAATTGGTAAAATTGGGGGCAGTGGTTGACTGTGATGGGCAGGTGTGGATTAAGAGCAAAACGAGGCTTGCCGTCAAACCGGCTGTATATGTTTTTTACTGATAACATATTAAAATTGCACCAATAGGCAGGATGCCCTATAATGGCTGTACATTACTTAAATTAAGGGGATGCAAAAAAAATGAATAAATTTGAATTAACAGAAAACAGTAAAACTGTTTGTGGCGCTAATGTTTTCCAGATAAAAGCACTTCGTTCGTTTGCAGACGTAGAGAAGGGCGATCTAGGTGGTTGGGTTAAGAGGATTGAAAATCTATCTCAAGACGGCAATGCATGGGTTTACGACAATGCGCAGGTTCTCGGTGGTGCACGGGTTTACGACAATGCGCAGGTTTGCCATGATGCGCAGGTTAGCGGTGATGCGCAGGTTTGCGGTGGTGCACGGGTTTCCGACAATGCACGGGTTTTCGATGATGCACGGG